AATTAAAGAACTTACAACCTTTGCTCTACAGAATAACACATATCAGGCAGAGGAAGGATCTCACGATGATATTGCAATGACCTTAGTGATATTTGGGTGGTTAGTACAACAAAGATATTTTAAAGAAATGACAAATATGGATATACGAAAGAAAATGTGGGAAGAACAGATGGATACATTAGAACAAGATATGTTGCCATTTGGTATTATAGATGACGGCCAAGAAGCAGAATCATTTAAAGATGATAAGGGTACAGTATGGACAGTTGATGGTGAAACTACGAGAGTGTGGTACTAAAGGGGTCTATATCTTCAAAATTAACTTCAGTAGGTGGATTATTAATTTCGTTTATTAACTCTTCAATTTTATTAACTAAATCTGGTCTTTCTTTCTTTAATCTTACTAAGAAATTAATAGACCCCGATTCTAATTGAGCAGGATTAACAGAAATTCTTTTACTTAATCTTCTTTTGTCTGATAATTCAAGGTGTTCGGGATTTACACAAGAAGGATTAAAACATGTTTGAGTGACGACTTCATGATTAGCAACTTCACCCTTATACATCATAAAAGAATATCTACTGGCAGGTATAGTTTTACCCATAACAGAAAACATGCCATGGCCTGTTTTGTTTTTAGACGCAAGCCAGATATGACATTTAGTATGTGCTTCTGATTGATCAACCTTTTTAAGAAATCGGTCTTTTATTTTTTTACTGTCAAATAAATTAAATTTGTCTTTGCGATCCATCTAAATCCTTGAATTATTTATGAGAACTCTTAATATTTATGGATTTTAGAGAACTGTAAAATAATAAATAAATGTAATATGGTAGAAAACCTTATAAACCAATCTTTCAACTTATTATAGGAGAGATAAAATGCCTTTTACAATTAGTCCGGGCGTTGTAACCAAAGAAATTGACTTAACAACTGTTGTTCCGGAAATTTCGATGACGGAGGGTGCAATTGCCGGTCCTTTTAGGTGGGGGCCATCATACTTTTCGACAACAGTATCAAATGAAACTGAATTGTCAAGTACTTTTGGCAAACCTGACGCCGCTACGTACAAAACATTTTTTACTGCCGCAAGTTATCTTGCATACTCGGGTAATCTTAAAGTAGTTCGTACACCTAATACAACTGATGCAAAAAATGCTACAATGGATGCATCAAATACCGTCTATATCGCAAATGATGAAACTTATGAAAATACCTATGATCCAGACATGGGAGGGACACAGAGTGATGACTATGGTCCTTTTGTAGCAAAATATGCTGGAGACCTTGGAAACAGTTTAAGAGTTTCCGTTTGTGGGGCCGCAAAAGCAAACACAAATTCAGATGGAACACTTAATAGTAATACAGATGTTGCCTTAACAGGAACAATGACATGGACTCAATCTAGTGGAGCACTTGCAGAAGCTTCAAGTTCAGGTACATTATTTACTACAGAATTGAGTGTCGGAGATGTTATTACATTAGGCTCACAAAAATTAGTAATATCTGCAATTGCATCAGCTACAGCCGCAACTGCACGTAGTGCACACGGATCAAATCTTACTGCTGGTGCCGCTATTCGACATAAGAGATCAGGATTCGGTGAACCAGCCACTCAAATGATTGGAACTTGTGTAGCAACCGCTAATGGTTCTACTCTTACAGGAACTAGTACATTTTTTGATCTTCAAGTAACTGTGGGAGACATAATTAAACTTGTAGGTACTGCAGAAGAAAGAAAAGTTTCTTCAATTACAAGTAATACAGTATTGACAGTTTCAGAACCTTGGGTAGCCGCAGCATCAGCTAACACATGGTCAAGACAATGGGAATATGCCTCTTCATTTGATGGCGATCCTGTTACTTCAGCACATTGTGCAAGAAATAATGGAGCACAAGATGAAATTCATGTTGTCGTAATTGACGAAGATGGAGAATTTACTGGAGCAAACAATACAGTAGTTGAAACTTATACGGGTTCAGTTGCCGGTGGAGCCAAAGGCGAAGACGGTCAAAGTATTTACTATAAATCTTTAGTAAATAGAAAATCTGAATATGTTCGTTGGATGGATCATGATGCCGCCGGTGATGCAGATTCCGCACTCGGAACAACTGCATGGGGTGGAGCCGCATCAGGAACATTTAATGGTAAAGGAATTATCGTATCTGGAAGTATGACAGGCGGTTCTGCGGGTTCAGCTGCAACAGCCGGAAATATTCAGACAGGTTTCGATAAATTCAAAAATGCTGAAGAAATTGATGTAACACTTGTAATGACAGGAGCTGCAACAGCTGCTACTCAAATTCATGTCATCAATAATATTGCAGAATATCGTAAAGATTGTGTGGCGTTTGTCTCACCTTTACAGGCACATGTTGTTGATAACGCAGGAAGCGAAGTTGATGATGTAGTTGATCATAGAAATTCTATGCCAAGTTCATCTTATGCCGTTATGGATTCTGGATGGAAGTATATGTACGATAAGTACAATGATGTCTATCGATATGTTCCATTAAATGGTGATATTGCAGGATGTTGCGCCTTTACTGATTCATCGAGAGATCCATTCTGGTCTCCCGCGGGAATAGATAGAGGTAATATCAGAAATGCAATTAAACTTCCTTTTAATCCTAATAAGACACAAAGGGATGATCTTTACAAAAATGGTGTTAATCCCGTCACAGCAATGCCTGGAAGCGGAATACTCCTTTTTGGAGATAAAACACTATTAGCAAAACCAAGTGCATTTGATAGAATCAATGTACGAAGATTGTTTATCCTTTTGGAAAAATCAATTGCCAACATGGCAAAGTCATTCTTGTTTGAATTTAACGATGCATTTACTCGTTCAAGATTCACATCAACTGTTGAACCATTCTTGAGAGATATTCAAGGAAGGGGCGGAGTTCAAGATTTTGCTGTTGTATGTGATGATAGCAATAATCCTCCAGATGTCGTTGATCGTAACGAATTCAGAGGAGATATTTACGTAAAACCATCACGTTCAATTAACTTTATTCAATTACAATTCGTAGCAGTACGTTCTGGAGTTGAATTTAGTGAAATTATTGGTGGAAGATAATAAATAGTAATATAATAGTTTAAAAGATGGGGGAAGACGGTGGCTGCTGAAGAGTGCACTTGTAAAAAAGACTTCCCCATCCATCTTAATCTAGTCATCGGAGAAAAAAACAATGGCAAATTTTTCAGTTGATACATTTACTTCAAAATTAACTCAAGGTGGCGCACTTGCCAGTTTGTTCCAATGTGATCTTGTTATGTCAAAAGGTGCGGCAGGTAGTGTAGATGATTTTGCATATTTATGTAAAGGTGTATCATTTCCAGCTTCAACTATAGAAGCAGCTACAGTTACGTTTATGGGAAGAGCTTTACAAATTCCCGGAAACCGAGCAGCTGCACAAGTAACAACATCGGTATATAATGATGAAGATATGGCTATCAGGAATCACATTGAAAATTGGATGGAAAAAATTAATTCTCACGCATCAAATAAAAGAGATGCGGGTATGACGAAAATTTTAGGTTCCGGCTCATATACGGGACAATTAACAATTAAACAATATTCTAAAAGTGGAGGTGAAGTGTCGCCCCTAAAATCTTATGAATTTATAGATTGTTGGCCATCCGCTTGTGGTGAAATTGCGTTATCATGGGACACTAATGATATTCAAACTTTTGATATAACTTGGGAGTTTAATTATTGGAAATCTGCTGCTTCAGGCGCGGGTAGTGCTACAGGTGGTGGACCTCCAGGAACGTGATATATAAATATTAATGTTAGAAGCAATTTTACATGGGAATGGATTATTTCATTCCCATTTCACCTATTAGGAAAAATGCATGGCTATTGAATTATTTGGGTTTTCTATAGGAAGAACAGACCAAGATAAAAAAAATAAAAAATCTTTTGCTCTTCCAGAGCCAGAAGATGGGGCACTTGAAGTTGCGCCTTCAGGCGGAGCATACGGTACGTATGTTGATCTAGAAGGTTCAGCAAAAAATGAACAAGAATTGATCAAAAAATATCGGGACATGGCAACATATCCTGAGTGTGATCAAGCAATAGATGATGTTGTTAATGAGGCTATTGTTGCAAATAGAGAAGAATCTCCTGTCAGTATCAGTCTAGAAAAATCCAACCTATCAGATAATATTAGAGAAAGTATAAAATACGAATTTGAAGAATTAATTCGTTTGCTTGATTTTAGGAGAGTAGGATATGAATTATTTAGAAAAT